ATGCAGAACCAGATCAACGGTGTCTGGGGCGCGATAACCTCGACGCGCCTCGCGCACGCGGGCGATCCAAGCTCGATGGAGGGCGGCCTTCAGGTTTACGAGCCGTTTGGTGGCTCGGTCGTCACCGGCTGGGGCGGCTACAACAACATCATTTGGTATTTCCGCTGCCGCTATCTGCAAGTGGCGATCAACGGCAATTGGTACACGACAGGGTACGTCTAATGCGCATCAAAGATCACGGCGACTGGGTGAGCTATGAGCCCAGCGAGAAACTGTTTCCGAACATCACTACGCACAACATCCTGTACTGCCAGCGCGTGAGCGACAAGCGCGACTGGTACGACTTCCAGCGCAACGAACTCCGCGACATCGGCACGATCAAGGCCACGCTCATGCAGATTGACGGTGAATGGACCGTGCAGACGACTGCGCGCGATCCATCGTTTCTGTTTCCCGCCGGGCTCAAGCTGATCGAGATCGATGACACTGACGGCGCGGTCGAGCACGAGAGCCTGCGCCGCATGCGCGTCAACCTGAAGACACACGCACTCGCTCCGGCACTGCCGTGGCCGGGACAAACTGTAGGGAGCGAACATGGCTGACGTAGCATTCTTCGAAGGACGCCAGACCACGCAGGTCCCGGCGGCGCATCAGGTTTACGCCGTCAGTTCGCTCAACGTGATGGGCGCAAAGATGGTGTGCAATCCGGTCGGGCAGATCGCCGTGACCCCGATCATTCAGGATCAGAATATCGGCGACTACGTGCGTGAGATACGCATCTTCTCTCTTCCGGCTGGTGGCGCGGAGCCGGAGCTTTTGTTGTCGGTGCGCGTGCATGCGCTGACGGTGAAGCAACTGGAAATTCAGACGCCGCCTAGCTCGTTCTAAATCCCCCCTCTCCATCTTCCGTCCTTTCCGAACGAACCTCTCAACAGGAGAATCCCCCATGGCTGATCCAGTCTTTGGCATAAGCATTCGTAAAGTCGATGAAGGCGCGCGGCCGGTTCTCTCGGCTGATCTTTCCACCATTGGACTGGTCGGCCCCGCACCGCTCGCCGATCCGGTGGTCTTCCCGCTCGACACGCCGGTGGTGTTGAACTCGAACGACACCAAGAAGACAAGCAAGCTCGGCGAGTCGGGTTATCTGTCCGACGCTGTGCGTGGCATCAACGACCAGCTTGGTGAGACGCAGTTCGCCGCGCGCGTCGTTGTGGTGCGCACGCAAGAAGGCACCGATCCCGATCCGGCGATCAAGCTGCAACAGACGATCAGCAAGATCGCTGGTGACAGCCTCAACTCTACCGGCATGTGGGCGTTCCTCAAGTCGGCGCAGAAGCTCGGCTGCACGCCGCGCATTCTCATCGCCCCCGGCTACACCTCGCAGATGGCGAATGGCGTCGGCGTGATCGAGCGCGAGATCGCAGGCACCGGCTACGTTGCCGAACACATGTATCCGGTCACGTTCTCCGGCGGTGGGGCGAACGCGGTGCAGGCGGAGGGCTTTGCCTATGGCCTGACCGATGGTTCACTCGGTGCCATCGAGCTTGAATTGCCGGGTGCTTGGTACACGACGGCTCCGACTATCACCGCTCCGCCTCCGGGGCGGACCTTGGATAGCGCGACCGTCGCGACCGGCGGTCTCGGTTATCAGGTCGGCGAGCAATTGCTGATGCCGGACGGCGTGATCTTGAACGTCGCGACCATCGCGGCGGGCGGCGGCGTGCTGACCGTCACCGTGGTTGCGCCGGGCTTCATCGTCGGCACCGAAGAGCCAGAGGACACGCCGGTTGAACCGACGTCATCGACCGGCACCGGTACAGGCGCATCGTTCACCTACGTGTGGGAAGAGAGCGGCACGACAGCGACCTACACGGCAACGCTGGTCACCGGGGCGAACCCGGTGGTTGCCAGCGCCACGCCGATCTGCAACCAGCTTCTCGGCATGATGCTGGTGGAGTCGGCTGGCTCGTCGTTGCAGAACGATCTCGACTGGCGTGAGACGATGCAGAGCCATCGGCTCATTCCGCTGTCGGGCGGCTGCCGCGTGATGGACCCGGTCACGAGCTTCATCGTGATCCGTCCACTGGCTCCGCGCATGGCGGGCATCATGGTCCGGCGCGATCACGAGACGGGCGCGCCGTTCCATTCCTCAGCGAACCAAGCGGTGCAGGGTATCGTCTCGCCCAACCGCGAGATCGGCTTCAGCCTCACCGACTCGGCGAACGAAGCGCAGGAGCTTCTGGCGGCGAACATCGGCGTGCTGGTGCGCGGTGAGATCGGCGACGACTTCGCTATCGCATCGGGCGGCTTCGTGCTGATCTCGACCGACAATGCGGGAGAGGATGTTCTCTGGCAGATGTACAATGTGATGAGAGGTCGCGACTACATCCACCTTGGACTCCTGCGCTCGCTGCGCTTCTATCTCGGTCGCTACAATATCGTGGGCCACACCGTGCAAGCGATATTGAATACGATGCGCTTCTTCCTGCGCGACTTGCAGGCGGACCAGCACATCCTTGGTTACAGGGTCAATTTCCGCACTGAGGGCAACACGCCTGAACAGATCAGGCTCGGCAAGCTCACCGTTGGCTTCCGCGCAGAAGAGCCGCCGGTCCTCAAGCATCTGACCATCGAGTCCTCGCGCTATCGCGAGGCTATCGATGCGATGGTTGCCGACCTCGCCTCGCAACTCAATCTGGCGACGACGTAAGCGCACCACGCATCGGGGGCCGCACGAATCGACGTGCGTCAAACTGTAGGGACGACTGTAAGCGTCCGCCCCCACTCGCTTCATCCCACCTTCATTCACAGGCAAAGGACACAGCCCCATGGCTCAGAACGTCTACATCATGGAAAGCGCGAACCTGATCTGCGGCGACACGCGCGCTCCGGCGGAGGCAGGTGCGGCGGGCGGCGGCACCGTCCCCGGCGTCTCCACCCATCTGATCTTGCAAGAACTCAAGCTGCCGACGCTCGAAGAGAACACGGTCGACCACGCAGCGGGTGGCGCGCCGGTTGCCATCGAGATCGCGACGCACTTCAACAAGCTTGAGGCGACGTTCAATCTCGCGGGCTGGGACCCGGACGTCATGGCCTATGTCGGCCAGCAAGACCCGCTCTTCCACCGCTTCACCGCGTACGGCCTGATCCGCAACCGCCGCACCTCTGAAGCGCTGCAAGCCATCGCCGTCATGGAAGGCCGCTTGGGCCGCAGCAATCCGACTGCGTTCTCCAAGGGCAACCTGATGTCGCACGAGTACAGCATCAAGAGCATCGTGAGCTACACGCTCCACATGCAGCTTTCCTCCGGCGCTCAAGAGCCGGTGCTGATGTACAAATGGGACTTCTTCACCTCCGAGTTCGTCAGCGGCGAGACCGATCTCAACGGTGATCTGCGGCGTCTTCTGGCGCTGCCATGACCGTCAAGGAGCTAATTGCGATTCTGCAAAAGCTCGATCAGGACAAGCGCGTCGTCGTGGCGGATCACGACGGCGCGGGTCCTGCCGAAGACGTCGAGTTCGTTGACCAGCGCGTCCACAAGGGCGTGCCGGTTGTCTGCATCTGGATGCATCGATGATCAGCATGGACAAGAACGGTGGGCGCACAGTCCATCTGTTCATTCCGTTCGAGTTCGGCGGCAGGAAGATCGAGAGCATCACCCTCGCGCCAATGTGCTTCGGTCACTTGCTGCGCTGGAGCGCGGGCGACTGGAATGACTCGCTCGGTCTGGTGGTCGAGCTTGCGGGCGTCGAGGAGGGGGTCATCCGCAGCCTTCGCTATCCCGATGTGAACCGCGTGATGGAAGCCTTCCTCGCGATGATGCCAACCGAAATTCAGCAAGACATCGCTAACGGCACCATCCCGCAGCGGCGATTGGCATCGCCGGAGGAAGCGCTGGAGCGCGTGAAGATCAATTTAGCTGAGGCGCAGCAACAGGCAGAGGCCGCTGCGACCAACGGCAGTGGCGCAACAGACGCGCCGCAGAACTTCCAAGGGCCGGGCGTGCCGCTTCCGGAAACTGGTTTCGATTTGTCGGATGAGCCCTGATGAACGAACGCACCACGATCTACATCGAAGGCGTCGACAGAACTGGCCCGGCGGTCAAGTCGGCGACCAAGAATTTCAGGGACCTGAATAAGGAGGTCCAGAAGGATTACGAGGACTACAAGGGCACCCTGATCAATACGCGCGCGATCCGGGAGCGCGCGAAGGAAAGCAAGTTTTCCTACGCCGAGTTGCTCGCCAACCAAAAGAAGACCATCGATGGCGAGAACGCGCTGGTCAACAAGCATCGTCAGGCGGGCCAAGCAGCCACTCAAGCAGGGCAACAGGGCGGCAACGCCTTCAAATTCATGGGCGCGCAGATTCCGCCGGTTGTCGGCGGGCTCGCGAGGATGGCGGGTGGAGCGCTGACCGCCTACGAAGCCCTCAACCAATTGAAGCAGGGCTTCATGGGCTTTGCTGAGTTCGACAACCAATTGCGGTTGACACGAAACCAGACCGGGTTGTCGGAACAGAAAATTCACGACCTTGGCACTGAGATGAAGAGGCTAGCCGCAATCACCGGCGTGTCATCGAAGGAGTTGCTTGAGGCGTTCAATGAAATTCGTGAGGCCGGGAATTTCACGCCTGAAGAAGCGTTGAAGATGATGCCTGATCTAACGAGCGCTGCGAACGGCGCTGGCGCGAACGCCAAGCTGTTCAACCGCGCGGTTGGCGACATCATGCGCAACCTGAAAATTCCGGCCGATCAATACAAGTATGTGATGGAGGCGTTCTCGCACGCCAACAGGGAATTCAACATCAACATCGAGGAGATGGGTCCGCGCCTGTCGCAGGCGACTGCGTACATGGCGACGTGGGGCTATCAGGGCGTCGATGCGGCGCAGCGCGCGGTCACGCTCTTCGGTATCTTGAAGGAAGGCACCGGCAGCGCGGCCAAGGCAGGGTCAGCGCTTATCGGCATCCTTGGTGATCTTGGCAATGACCGCATGGGCAAAGCGCTCGGCTTTGGTGCTGGTCAACTCGAAAAGTATTTGCGCTCGGTGCAGGACCCGATTGGCGAGTTGATCAGCCTGATGACGCAGGCCGAGAACCAAGACCTCGTGATGAAGGCGCTCGATATCCAAGACAAGGCTTCCTACACCAGACTGATGGGTGAACTGCGTACGTTCGCCGATAAACTCAAAGGCGTGCGCGAGGCACAGGGTGCGGTGGCGGCTGGCAAGTATGTCGAAGCGGGTCCGGAGTTTGCAATCAAGCGGCTGATCGTTTCGCTTGAGGAGCTAAGAAACTCGCTGGGGCTGTTGCTCGATGCCATCGGTGTTACAGCCGGGATTAAAGCGCTCGCGGCAACGATGACGGCGATTGCGACTTCTGTTGAGCGCATCGTCGGCGGGCTGAAATATATTGTCGGCCTGTCTGATGTCATGCCGAAGGGCATGCCGAAGTCTTGGGCCGAGTTCAAGTATAGCCAGTGGGCCAAGACCCCCCAAGATTTTGGCGGCGAGGGTGATCAGCCTATCGTGCCGTACGCGGATTACGAGCGCGGCGGTCAGGAATATTACGACAAGACGGTCAAGGAATTCGAAGAAAAGCTCAACAAAGAACAGCTTGAGGGAATCGCTAAGGCGAAGAAGGCGCGTGAGGACGCGGCCGATCAAGAGCGCGAGAAACTGGATGCGGACTCGAGAAAGCGCTTCCCCAACTATGTGATCCCGGAGAGGCCGCGTCGGCCGGGATCAGAGCCGCCTGTCGGCCCGATGACGCCCCCGCACGAGCCATCCGCTCGACCGCGCCTGTTGCCCACACCGTTGCTGCCGACTCCCTCCCCCAGCCGCCCGGAGGGGATGTTGCAGAAGATGGGCTCGGCGCTGGACGATGCGACCAAGAAGCTCGTGTCCTTTGCTGAGGCGCTCCCGGACAGCGAGCGGGCGCAACTCGTCAGGGCCTCGTTTACCCCGCGCGCGTACGGCGTGCGTATGGGCGCTGGCCCTACTTCTGGCGAGGGCACCACCGGCGCAGGCACACGCAACATCGGAGTCGAAACCGAAGCGCGTCGAGCGGAAGAGGGCCGCACGTACGGCGGCAGCGGCGACGCGCGCGTGCTTCCGGCCTCCTACACACCAAGCGGTCGCGGCTATCTCTGGGGCGGCCCCGGTGGCGCTCGGGGACCCGGCGATACCGGCCCCGGCGGCGCTGGCCCCGGAGGGCTTGGCACCGACTACGGGCCGCGCGGGAGCCTCGCGCGCGGGGCGACACGCGGCGGGGATGGGCCGAC